ACCAACGGTTTAATGTGCCCACTGCGTCTAGGCACAGCTTCAGAATTAAATAAGAAAGGTCTTTTTTTATCTTGAATAGAATGTTTTTTGTTCTCTTCTTTTATAGTGCCTAATATTAACTCTAAGAATTTCTTATACTCAGTGTTATTACTAACTTCAAGACCTAAAAATTTAGCTGCTTCACAGTAACCTATAACTCCTATAGTACTATAAAGTTTCTTTATATATATGTATCCTGCATTAGAGGCAGCTAACATTCCTTTATCTTCCAAATCATAAAGCATTGTTTTATATGCAATATGATATTTGTAAACTCTTTCAAGGATATTTATAAGATACTCTTTTAGATCATTGCTTGAGCTATCTGTATACCAATCTTGAACTATTCTATTTATATTTAGGGTAATTACATTGCATGAACCAGTCATAACACCTGTCATTCCTGTAGTAGAACTAAAAGTATTATCATTAATTTCATTCAGGACTCTGCAACATGATGCAAGCGATGTAGGATTATCGCTGTTATAACAAAAGAAGCTTCCTCCTTTAGACCATTCTTCCGCACATAGTTCTTTATAGTCTAAATCAAGATATTCTTTATTATTATGTACTAGCGCAGCAGTGGACACAGGAAAAGTAAGAGGTTTAATTAATCTTAATTCTCTGTGTAGTTTCATAAACATTCTTTGAAGAGTGTCTATTGCTTTCCATTCAGGTTTAGTACCATCAGGATAATAAAATTCTCCAAATAAAGCTTTAAAATACTCTTTATCATAATAAGAAACATTAGTAAAAGGTGAATTATAACTTCTATTACCTGCTGGTTGATTAACACCATAGATAAATTGTTTCATTCCTTTTTTAATAAAATATTTTATAGTATGTAGTTCTGTATGACTATTAGTAATTACTACATCTAATTTATCAAACCATCTATTACCAAATTCTTTGATAACATAATAATTTAACACTATAAAATAATCGCCTAAAGCAACAGCTCCCTTTACTTGTGAAGACAAAAGAAATACTAAATTAGTTACTTGCCCACTAAAAGATTGTATATCATTAGGAGCTGAGGGTGTTACACCATCAATATTGCCCACACCCTCAAGCATCAAAGGATATAGAGTTGCCGCCATACAATATGGTTTTAATACTGGAGTAGAAGCTTCATCATGAGTATAAATAATATGATTCTCTAAATCTTCTATATACTGTTTAGCTACCTCAGGAAATAACTTATTAAGCTTATCTTTCATTCTTTGCCTTTGAATGATTCTATTGGTAGTTTTATATACTTCTCCTTCAAGATTGGCTACATTCTTCATAGATACATTAGAGTTAGCATCAGTCTCAGATGAAGAAGCAGCATTATCAGAAGAATTAGAGTATCTTTCCATATAATCTATTCTTTCTTTGATAAATCTGGTTTCATTATGCTTTTCTCTATAAATAATATAAGCTTTGGCTACATTATGAGGAGCATACTCCATTAAAATATCAATAACAGCATCTTGAATATCTTCTACGGTGACTATTAATTCTTTTTGGGCAGAGCTATCTAAATTATTAGATAAAAGCAAAGCTATATTATTTAATGTGTGTAGTGTGCCTTCTTCTATTTCTTTATTACATGCTTTATATGCGGCTTTAACTGCTTTTACAATCTTGTTAGTATCAAATGTTTCTATTGATTTATCTCTTTTTAATACTCTCATATTTTATCACTTAATTCATTGGGTTTTATCAAATCTATACCATCAGGAACTACCGGTTTTTCATCTAAATATCTTCTCAATTGTTTACCTATCTCAAATGGATGTCTTAATGTTACTCCATTAGGTGTTACCAGTTCTCCTTCACTCTGAGTTTTATTAAAATTCCATACAAGAGGATTAAGAGTTTTTCTGTTTATAACTATAAATTTATAATCAGCTAATTTAAAGTCTTTAAAATAGTCATCTTTATCCATATTGTCTCTTATAATCTTCCAATATAGCCTACTTTGAATGTCATATTTCCAATCTATAAAACTTTTATAAAAATTATACTCAGGCTTAGAACTAGTCTTTAAATCTACAGGAACTACTATCTTTTCTTTATGAAAAGTTATAAGTAAATCTGCCATACATCTATAATCAACATTATCAAAAGTAGCTTTAAATTTAAGTTGATATAGTCTTTCTATATTCTTATCAAATAAATCTTCCTCAAAGTAAAATCTAGTAGAAGGAGCAGATTTTAATCTATCAACACAATTAAGAGCATCTTGATAAGATAAAGTGCTTACTATAGTCCTATCATTAGCTAAATAAAGTAAAGCATAGTATCCTGAGCAATCTTCTTTTATTTTCTTTACTCTAGTTTTAGGTAGCCAGTGATTATTCCATTGTATATCAGCAATAGTATCTATTACATAATCCTCAGGAATATCAGGTAAAGAATGATAAGTATCTTTCCATTTATTAAACAGTGTTTTAGTGATGTTAATAAGAGCATCTGAAAGATTATTATCTAACTGAGCTACCATAAATCTTTCATCAAACTCTTCCTGAGTACCTGTAATTAAAGTATCTACCATACTACCAAAAGTTAATGAAGGAGATTCTATTTTATCAAATAGTTTAGGTAATCCTTCAAAACCTTCTCTTTCAAACCTAGCTAATGTAGAATAGCTTAGAGCTGGGTCAGCCCTGTATTCTTCTTCTGTAACTAACCATGAAATATCTTTTAAACTTTTCATATAATATAATCAAAATCATCAGATGTTATATCATCTACTACATAAGGAGATATTTCCTCTCTTAACTCTATTAAAGTAGCTATATAGTTATCAATATTCACATCTTTTGATTGTTTCGCTTTGTTAGCTTTATAAATATCTGATTCAACAATTTCAAGAATGTCTTTAAATTTTCTTTCTTCTAAATACTTCGCAGATAACTTCCTATCTTTTTCTGGAAGATCTAAAAGTAATTTTTCTATTTTTTGCAGTGTTTTCTTTTTCATCCTATTTTAATTTAAAACGGGACAAAAGTAATATTTTATTTTGAATTCTGCAACTCATTTAATAGAAATTTTAAATCTTTTATAGTATATACTACTGCATAACATAAATTTTCTCCTGTTTTAGTATGTATATCTTCTAATAAATCTCTAAACATTCTTATTTTATAAGGAACAGCATCATTCTTAAAACCTTTTACTTCAAGAATAACTTTAGTATTTTCCAAAGTGAATATAAAATCAGGAGTATAATGAACAGCAGTAGGTTTTCTAGTAATTCTTTTAAAGCTTTTACCATATCTATCATAGAATGGGACAGAGAAATTTTCCCTGTCCCAAATAGTAAATCTTTCAGCTTCATACTTAGGAGTTATACCTATAGATAAAAGATATTTATAAATAGCTCTTTCTTGTTTACTTCTAAAAGATATACCATCTAAAGTACATTCTGTAGCATTTTTAATTTTTTTATTTTCTGCCATCCTTAAACATTTCTCTAAGGTCATCTTTAAGAATAGAACATACTATTTTAGCATCTTCTATAGTTCTAAATGCAGCAAAGTTTTTATAATTCTTAATATGAGCTTTATTTATTTCTTGAATAGTTCCATTACCTGAAGATATAACATAAATCTTTTCACTATTACTAATATCATCTTTATATTTTCTATCCAGTAATATTGCTAATTCTCTTGCTACAATACTAAATGCAGCCCAAGGATTGAAATATTTTATACTCAACAAAACATCCTTTACTTGTCTTACAGGAAGATTATATTTTTCTGCTAAGCTTTCTATAGCATCAAATCTAGTAAGACTGTTTATTTCATCTACTGAGGTAGTATTAGGATGATTGTCATTTATAGCATCAAATATTTGAGTAAGCAAATCTCCTATACTTCCTTTTCCTTTAATAATAATCACTTTTTTAGAATCATTCTTCATATTAATTATAATTAAATATTAAACTTGTCTATCAGTAATACATTTCATAGCTATCTCAAGAAGTTTATCTGAAATAGTATCTTTATTAATTCCTGGAATTTCTGGAATTTTAATTTTATAAGCAGAGTCTTCCTCAGTTCCCATTAATCCCTCATAGATAACTTTAGTTACATACCCACAATCAAAACCATCATCAGCTTTAAAAGGGATAATATGTCCATCTTCATTAAACTCAGCTTTATCTATAGGAAGATAAGCACAAGATCTAAGCTTGCCGTAATTTTCGACATACAATTTGTTACCTTAGAGGCTTTTTATCCTCTAATTCTTATAGTTTCCTATAAGTTCGGCATATATCTTCTCCTTCAACTTAATGGTCAGGAGTGGACACTCTTGGCAGTATTATATTTATTCAACTGCTATGCTCTACACTACTTACTAACCTTTCGCAATTTAGTAAGTTAGCACGGTATTTTCATATTAATTTTGGAATATATTTCTTTCTTAGAACTTTTGTAAGTCCTCTAAATACTTTTGAAGTAGTACCTCTATATAAGTTAAGCCAGTCATCACACTCATCCATAGAATTAAACTCTTTTACAAAGTTATCATTTAAATCATAAAGAGCTACCCTTTTTCTATTAGGATTACTAAGTCTTATTTTAACTTTTTGACTTTCACTTATTATATTGGTATTATTTTCTTTGCGAGCTTTGGCTACTTTAGCCATAGCTTCGCACTTTCTTTTATAAATCTCTTCTGCTGGATTCCACACTTTCTCTTCATAAGAAGGATAGTACTTCTTATTTAAAGACTTAATTGGATGATTTATAGCCCAATTAGTCCTTCTTTTAGAAAGTCCTAAAAATCTATCACAAGCTACTGAAGAAGGAAATACATATAACAATACGCCATTTATATCATACAAATAAACTTTTTTCTTTGTAGGAGAAGTTAGCATATATTTTAATTTATCTTCTTCTGTATAAACCCTTCCTTTGTGCCCTCTAAAAGAACTTTCAGTATCTATTGTGCAATTAGCACCATTCTTATAGGTATCATAATATTCTATCCAATACCTTTCTCTTTCTCTTATTTCAGAAATAGAGGAGTCATTCATGTGTTCTAATATAGAAAATCTAAATCCTTCTATACCATATTTATTATATATGTTTAAAAGAACCCTATTTCCTATACCTCTTTTGAAACCACCTAAATGTGCTCTCCATCTTTCTTGAAA